GATAGAGACAAGATGCTAATTAAAAAAACCGATGAGGAAGACGATACTCCAGAAATTATAGCTGCTAAATATAGTAAACAAGAAGAAAACTAATATATAATATCATGTCAGAAGAACAAGAAGAAGGCGGTATGTCCGCTATCAAAAAAACCATTATTGGAGCAATCACCACTGCTGTTACAGCCGGTGGTGCTTGGTTTGCTACTCACTTAGGTGGTGGCGAAGATGAAAAGCCAGAAACTCCAACTGCTGTAGCAGCCCCTGCACCTGTGATTAACATCACTACGAACAACGAACAAAAGCAACAAGCAAATACTGGTGGTGGTAACACTGTCATTATTAAAGAGAAGGCTGCTCCTGCAGCTGCTCCTGCTCCAGCAACTAAACCAAAGCCAGATGATGAAGAGCCTTGGTAGTCTGTTATTGACTGTTGTATTGTTTGGTTGTGGTAGTATGAAAACAACCACAGATGATGAGCCTGTAGTATCTAAGGACATCTCTAGTGTATCTGGTTATACAGATTCTATTAAAAAAACAGTTCAAGTAGTTAGTGTAGACATGACAAAAGTCTTAAGTTTGTATCCTGCTTTACAGGAAAAGAACGTAGGCTTAGGTTTTGCAGAATCCGTATTAGACTATTTAGATGAAACAAATCGTTTTGTATTTACTGAGGAGAAGGCTGAAATCAAGGAGAGGATGGTGACTCAGTTCAAAGCTTCAAAGAAAGGTGTATTTGATGAACCCATTGATGGAAAAGGTAAGATTAAACCTGCTCACTATTTTGTGTATGTTACTGTGGCTGATTTTGCTGTTGATGAAGACGAGCAAGCTGAAGGTCTTAAGTCAAAAGTTGCTGTCACTACCTTTATTCGCTTACAAGTCCGTTTTGTTGACGCAAAGACAGGTCAGATATACATTGGATCTGGAGAAGGCGAATCACAAAAGATAGGCGAATCTTTCTTAAAGTCTCTTGACGATATGAAATTTTCTCAAAGTACTGTCGGTAAAGCTACCAGAAAGTCTCTAGAAACTGCTTGTACTAATGTGATTCAAAATCTCATTAAGGCAGGTGTATTTAAAAACTAAAATATTATTAATCTTTTGCATACTAGCTCTGTCCCTAAAAGGTCAGAGCTTTATGTATTCATACACAGACCCTTGCACGCAGGAGTTAAAATTTATTAACGCAAATATGTCTAGTCCTATAGTAATTGCTTACTATGGACAAGTCCAAACTTTCTCTTACACAGAATTAACAGACGGAACATTTGATAATTGGATAAATAGTGTATATTTGAAGTATAAAAATACATCACCCTGTCAAGGAGTTGGAGTAACTACTACAACAACAACAACTACAAATGCAACCTTAAACATCGTAAGTAATGTTATGAACTTAGGGGCTATATCAAATGTAGGAAGTGTTAACGTAGATGTAGGCTCTAGTACCTCTTCAGGAACTAACGTAGGAACCAACAATAAAACCAATAACAATGACAATCGAACTAACTCTCGGAATCGTACTAGCAGTAGCTCTAGTAATTCTAATTCTTCTGGCAGCTCGTCAGGAGAAAGTGGACAAACAAACGGTGGATCTAACTCCTCAGAAACCTCAGGAACCTCAAGTGGAAATTCCCCAGATCCCAATTCAGGAAGCAGCGGAGATGGTACTTCAGGAAGCAGTGGCTCCAGCTCCAGTAGTGGAAGTAGTAGCGGAAGCAGTAGTGGAAGCTCCAGTGGTAGCAGTGGAAGCGGAAGTGGCTCAGGAAGTAGTGGTAAAACCGAAGAAAAAACGGAAGTACAAACCGAGAAACCCTCAGAACAAAAAGTAGAAGAAACTAAGACTGAGCAACAAAAGTCTCAGTCTAGTGGTACTGCGAAAGCAGCCAATAAAGCTAAAGCCGAAGTTGCTAAGCCTGCGATCTTAGTAACTGGTGATTTAGTTGGTATTCAGACTAAGTCTGATGGAGCACAAGATGCAAGAGGTACTGCTTCCTTTACAAGAGTAAAAGGGGATGGTACTTCTTCTCTTGGGTTTTCAGCCGATTACATGCTTAATGCTAAGATCGGTAATATCTCATGCGTACGCTCTTGGATAGGAGCAAACAAAAAAGGGCATAAACACATTAGTGTAGTATCAGATGGAATGAGTCTGATGCCTAAAGCCTTCTCTAACACAGCTCTGTTTGTTAGAGTAAATTCAATTAAGAATCTTACAGCACTTTACGGAGTTGCTGGAACTTACGGTAAACTCTATGGAGAACAAATGATCTCTACTATTGTCATAGGAGGTTTTATGTATAAGGGAAAAGTTACTAAGCATATAGATGCTACAGTTATTATGGCTGGCATCTATTCTCCGTACTCTAAATATTATACAGAATCTTTATTTAAAGCTAAACCAATTGTAATTCCTTTTGTAAATTTGACCTGGAAAATGACAAAGACATTTGGCTTAGGTATTACAGGAGGAGGAACTTATGTTGCAGGTCAAGACATTCTTAACTTTCAAATCTTAATGGGAGCAAAGTTATTAATATGAGATGGGTTGTTATTCTATTCTTCTTTGTGAACTCACTGAGTGCACAATTTACCTACTCTGGATACTTGTATAATGCAAATGGTTCTGGTGCTTCTAATGTGGCTATAAAGCTCTACAGAAGAACAAACCAAACCATTACAGGATTCACTAATCAACAGAACTACGGAGGACACTCTTATTACCGTTCTACAGGTAGTGCTACTTGGACTACAGCTAGAACTAACTGTTCTAATATGGGTGGTCACTTAGTAACTATTACAACATCAGGAGAACAAAGTTTTTTATTTGCTTTATGGCCTTCTGGCTGGATAGGTTTAACAGATGAAGTAACAGAAGGAACTTGGAGATGGGTAACAGGAGAAACTTACTCTTATAAGAACTGGAACAGTGGAGAACCTAACAACTCAGGTAATGAAGACTATGTACAGTTTGTATCTAATGGTAGATGGAATGACCTAAACAATAATAACAATCTAGCTTACGTACTAGAGTTTGAGTATTTAGTTACAACTTCTTCTTGGGCTCTCTACAAAACAATCTATACTAACTCAGCAGGATATTATTCTATATCAGAAGCTTATGATCCTTCTAAAGAATATTATATAGAAGTAAATGCCCCTACTAGAATTCAAGCCTACACTAATACAGATATTCAAGCAGTAAGTAATGTAGTTTTAAATAAGACTAATAGAAATGGTTTATCTTTCCATATGTTTGATGTCAATGATGACAAAATAATATCTGTGGCAGATAAGTATTATGTAGCTGCAAGAAAAGCCGGAAGGTTTTCTAAGTGGAGAATAGCTCCTGATGTACGTATCTTTACTTTAACAGAATACAATGCTATCAAAGCAGCAACCACTAATGTACGTATAACTTATCCAGGTGTTAGTACGTACACAACAGGTACCTTAACTACCGGACAAACTTTAAATCTATATATAATAGCTCCTGGTTATGCTGGAGCAGTAACTTATTAATCATGAAAAAACTATTTATACTAATCTTTGGCGTTACTATTATGGCCAATTTAAGCGCTCAATGTTACAAGGTTGACACTGTAACTAACTCATCTTCAATAAAATACATAGCTGATAGAGCTGTGGAGTTTGGAGCTAAAGCAACTTTAGAGGAACTTATTGCCGATAAGTACTCTCTCTGTGATTCAGGTAGTATTATTACCGGTGAAATTGTATCAATTGCAATACCTGAACAAGTATTAAATATTGTAGGTATGCAGTTCTTACAACGTAAATATATTATAGTTACTAAAGTTACTATTGATGGAAAAACTTACACTGGTGAAAATTCTAAGACTATGTATTTAAATGCTATGTTCTTAGAAGTAGGACTAATACCACATAACAAAAAGCTTTTCTATAAGACTATGCAGCATTCTTTAAAAAATGCAGTATATTATATATATGGCACCAGCAGCAAAACCAAAGAAAGGTAGTTCAGTTTCAGCAAAAACTTTAGCTCCTAGTAAAAGTAAAAAGAAGGGTAAAGCACATAAGTCCGTTGGACCAAAAGCTACTCCTGAATCAAAATATCGTGGACAAGGTAGATAATAATTCTTATCTTTGTCATTATGGTATTAGCAGACTCTGAAATCTTATTAGAACACGAGAGAGGTATGATCATTATCTCTCCTTTTAAACGTGAGTATTTAAATCCAAACTCTGTGGATTTAACATTAAACCCTACATGTAAAGTATACATTGGGGATACACTTGATTGTAGAAAACCTAACCCTGTAGAGGAATTTGAGATTCCTGAAGATGGTTATGTTCTTCAACCGGGTGAGTTATATCTTTACTCCTGTAATGAAACAATTGGTGTAAAGGAAGATATCTGTGCTACAGTTATGGGTAAGTCTAGTTTAGGTAGACTAGGATTAGATATACATATCTGTGCAGGATTTATTGATTCCGGATTTGTAGGCTCATTAGTATTAGAGATGCGTGTGGTTAAACCATTACGTATTTATCCTAATATGAAAATCTGTCAGATTAAATTTCAGCGTGTTGCTGGTAAAATTCTTGAGACTTATGATAAAAAAACAGGAAGTAAATATCATGGACAATCAGGAGTCCAAGAATCCCTTATGCATAAAAACTTCTGATTTTTGTGTATTTTGTAAGTAATACCTATTATGATAGCAAACTCACATGACGATGATGTTTTCAAAGCAAAAAGAAAACCTAAAAATCCTATCTCTTTTAAACTTAATTTAAATGAAGAACAAAAAGAAGCTAAGAGAATAATTTTAAAGAGTCCTATTACTATTCTTTTAGGTAGTGCAGGATCAGGTAAAACGCTTACTGCTACACAAATTGCTTTAGATTTATTTTTTAACAGAGAAGTAGATAAAATAGTAATAACTAGACCTACAGTAACTGAAGAAGATTTAGGTTTTCTTCCTGGAGACATAAGTCAAAAAATGGATCCTTGGCTTCAACCCATCTATCAAAACTTTTATGCTCTTTACGGTAAAGAGAAGATAGATAAAGAAATCTCTGAAGGCAATATAGAAATTTTTCCTATGAGTTATATTAGAGGTATTACTTTTGTTAATACTTTTGTAATAGCAGATGAGGTTCAAAATTTAACTCATACTCAAATGGAAGCTTTACTAGGTCGTTTAGGACAGAATTCTAAAATGGTCTTGTGCGGAGATCTTGCACAAGTAGATTTACCTAAAAAGAAACAATCTGGTTTAAAATTTATAACAGAGATAACTGTTGAGGGATTATCTAAAGTAACTCTAAAACAAAATCATAGACATTCTATTGTAGAACTTATATTAAAAAAGTATGATGAATATAGAAATAGATAAGCTTGGTTTTGTTTATAAATGGATAAATACTCAAAATAATAAATGGTATATAGGTTCTCATGCTGGTGATATAGACGATGGATATATTGCAAGTGGGGTTCTTATTAAAAAAGCTTTAAAAAAGTATGGTTTAAATTTATTTATAAGAGAAATTTTATACCAAGGTCCTGATTTTAAAAAATATGAAGAAACAATATTAATAGAAACAGATGCTGCTAATGATTCTTTAAGTTATAACTTAAAAAACACATCAATTGGAGGAGATGTTTGGATAGGTAGAAAAGATACTGCTGAATATCAAGAATACTTAAAGAAAATAAGTCATCCCAAAGAGAAAAATCCCATGTTTGGAAAAACTCATACAAACGAAATCAAAAAAATAATTAGTGAAAAAAACTTAGGAAATAAAGCATGGAATAAAGGATTATCAAATTATATGTCTGAGGAACATAAAAAAGCTTTTAATAGAAAAGGAAGTAAGCACTCTCAAGAAACAAAATTAAAAATGTCTGAAAAAAGAACAGGTTCAAATAATTCTAATGCTAGACAAATATCAATTAATAATATTACTTACAAAAGCTTGAAAGAAGCATCTGAATCTACTGGATTATCTTATTATAAAATAAGTAGATATTACATAGATTAATAAAGAAACCCTCCTTTTTAGGGGAGGGTCAGTCAAGGGATACTATCCCAAGAGGGGTTCAAGTTCTTTATTGTTATTACCAGATAATGGCAACATCTTGTTCTCCTACCATAATCTTAATGCCATCACCATCTAATTCAATGATTTCTGCACTTTGTAAGATAAATGTAGGAATGTAAACTTTGTCTCCAGGTTTTACAGCGGTAACTTCTTCACCGATAGCAAATACCTCAAGAGTAGTCCATTTTTTCATTAATTCAGCGTCAATTTCCGCTTGTTGTGGTGCAGTAAGTTCAATACTGCTTTTTTCCTTGTGGGGTTTGCTGAGAAGGATTCTCTTACCCCTTATTTTAAAGTTGCTCATGTTGGTTTTAATTAAACTACTCAGCGTGTATTAAGAAAACAGGCCGATCCTAATACACTATCTGAGTAGAACTATGAAAATTAGAAGACTTGCAAATATAATTATAATTCTATAGCATCAAAATTATTTTTAATGAGATTATATATTCTATATTCTTTTTTAAAATAACTTGGATTAGTAATCCAGTCCTCTACTTTCTCTACAGAGTGCATAATAGTACTGTGATGTGAATCTCTTACCAACTTTGCCACTGCTTTAAGTGATTTACCTGACTCTCTTAAGATATGACATAAGATCTGCCTGCTGATCATTATATCACGTTTCCTAGATTGACCAAGGATCTCTTCTTTAGTTACTCCAGTAACTCCAACAATCACATCATATAACACATCAATTTCCTGTAAACCTTTAGCACTACTTTTTTTCATACGTAGTGTTAATAGTTGTTTGGCATAGTGAGCTTTTAGATTTGATATGTTGATCTTATGGGACTCTCTTAATCTTCTAAGCTCCTGATCTTTTTTCTTTAAATTAAGGCTTAGATTGTGTACCTGCATTTTTAATATTTCGGTATCTTCTATTACATTAAGCATACATGTATATCATTTTATGTTCAATCTCTTTCTCTAGTTCAGCACTACTAACGGGTGTTAGTTTAGACCATACCGTGGTCACTGTTAAGCTTTGTAAGACTTTATCTATTCTAAGTGTAGCGGTAAAAGGATAAGCTGTTAATTCCAGCTCATCCTCCCACTGATATTTAGTAATGTATGTTCCGTTATGTATATATAACGAGGTGTTGTGTACGGGTTGTTTTTCTATGTTTATCATAAGCTTAACTCTAATTGTTGATATGCTATTTTTTCAGGGCATACATTCATGATTTCACGTATGGCATTATTAATATAATAATCATAGTTAATATCATATGCATCCCAATCTTTTTTATCTAGTTTGTTTAATGTTGTTTGTAACCATCTACCAGATTCCACCTGTATTATTCTTCCATCTTTATGGCGCTTTAATATCTTGCACCCCTTGTTAGAAATATAATACCGGACAATCTTTTGTAGTGGATCAGTTATGAGCACCCCTTTTATCATACAGTTACTTGTAAGTTTCCATTCACCTTTAGCTTTAATACCACCACAGAAGTCTACAATATGCTTAGACTCTAGTATAGTTTTATCTACCGGCTGGTTGAATACAAAGTAATTATAAAGAGCTTTCCTGATGATTAGGAAAGATTTATTTTTATGTAATGCTAAGTTGTGAAACTCAAATCTACCTTTACATTTTACAGGAGAATAACCAGTGTTGGTATAAATATAGTATGGCTCATCTTTCTTTAGTTCTTCTAAAGTCTCTTGATCAGTTTCTCTATGTGTATTTATACCAATGTAGTTGTTTACATCACCTATAATCATCTTTTGATACTGATCATGTTCCAATGATAACTGTGTAATCTGTTCCCATTCAGAACATATCTTAAGATACAGTCCTTTATGTTCTTCAGGTATCATCATCTCTAGACCATCTGTATTCTGCATGATAGGAATAGCACCGGGAATACCCTCTGCTATCATCTCATACAACATACATAGACTCAGTTGACCATTAACTGTAATGCGCATAGTAAACTCAGGATCATACAGGAAGCTATTCTTATCGTTGCTAAGGCCATAAGTACTGTTCAAGATGATCTTGTATACATAGTTCTTTGGATCTTTCTTAGGGATCTTCTTACGCTCTATAAAGAACCACTCATACTGTTCACAGAACTCTTCTTTAGGAAGATGTGCCGGGGCCCATTTATTTTTGATAGCTAGATTAGGATAATAACTAACTACGTCAGATGACATAATAATCATACCATTCTTAGCCTCAAATATACCAGAGCGTGCGCCATGTAAACCACCTAGACCAAAGTCAGTCTGCATACCCTTATAAGTTACACTATGAGCAAAGCCACCTTTTGTTTCTTTAGGATCTAACTCAATTGTTCTAAACTTATCTAGTAGTGCTTGTAGTTCCGGTGTTTTAAACTTTACATAGTCTAGTATGATATCATTAATCTTAATAGATGTTCTGTTAGTACGTAAACCATTTAGCTCATAACTACTAATACCGGTTGCTTTAGATAAGAAATACTTAAACAATTCTTTAGATATCCTTGGCTCACTAGCACTGTACAAGTTAATACCATACTCTTTAGTAAGTGCACCACGTAAAGCAATTTGGGATTTACTATAATCCATAATCTTCTTGGTGAACTTAACATCATTCCTACAATAGCTTACTACCATCTCTTGTTTCTCAATGGTATCTATTATATCACTATGATGTATAGGCATCTCTTCTACATTGTGCCAATCTAGAGTATACTCTAACCACTTAAGACTAGAACTCTTGGCCGGGTTATCCCAGTGATTAAGTTTAAATAAATCTATTTGTTTGATCTTTAACTGCTTGTGACTATACAACGCAAACTCGCCATTGTTCTTTCTGTAGATAATATCCTGCGCTACTTTGTATAGTTTAGCCGTAATTTCTGCAGCAGTCATAGCAAGTAACTCACTAGAATGATCTAGAATATACTGTACAACCTGAGCATCAAAATCTAAACCATTAAAACTAATGTGCCATTCATCACTCTTGATGTTCTCATTAATAAAATCTACTAAGCCTGTAATTTCATTCTGATTAAAGGATATAATAAACTCTGTGACCTCCTCTTCTTTATAGTGCTCAAATACAGCACAGAAGAAATCTGTTATGGTTTCTATATCCATTACCCAATGTCTTTTCATAATTTTTAAGATAAAAAAGGGGGACTATTACATCCCCCTTGATTGTTGGTTTATGGCAATACTCAAGACCCTATACTTGAGCGGGACCCATTGTTACTGTTGATGCTTTGTCTAAGATACTAAAATCAAAATTATCACTATTAATAGCAAATCTGCTAATAATATCTGTAATTTCTTCCTTTTTATAAAGGTAGTATTCTTGAAATGACTCCACCAACCTTCTCTCTTCCGCATATGTTTTGTCTGGACTCTTCCTGTTTTTAGCAGGAACTACATCACCTTTATCATCCATTTTAGGAATCATATGGTAAGCGTCTTTAATAATTTTAGATATAATCACAAGCATACTTGCTTCAGGATCATATATCATTTCTACATAAGGGCATTCTTCCACTAAAGGAATAACTTTAAAACTTTCTTTTCCGTTCCAAACAGACGTAATGCATATCATACTATCTTTCATATGCACAAATCAAATGATTAAATCTTTCATTTCCAAATCTTCTACAGGAATTTTAAGAGTTTCCTTCTCTTTACTGTAAGGAGCACATAACTCTCCCACCGCTTTTAATATATTTATGTCAACACCTAGTAAGTCTGCATACAGATCAAAATAGTCTTCAGGATGCAAATAACTCATAACATATTCAAATGTACTTGAGTCTGTACCATAGAAGTTTTCTATCTCACCTTTAGCGAAATCAGAGAGTTGTGAGTATTTACCTTTAACAAATTTATCCCAGTCTTTTGCACGGTCATCAAATGTAAAAATATAAATACCCTTATTGTTTTTAGTCTGTCTGAATTCACAGAACAGTTTATTACCCAGTAATTTAACTCTCTCAAATATCTGAAAATCTTCAGTATCTAGTATGTCATATACACAGATAAGTTTTTTATCATTTGGAGTAATAATTTCTTCCCATGCTATATAAGTTTGTATGGGTTTTATCTTACTCCCTCTCCTAATATTCAATGCCGGATATAAAAATATCCTGGACTTCTGCGTGTACTTATCGTGTAATTTCTTCATAACATAATTTTATTTACTATAAAGTCATAAGGGAGACTATAATCCCGATTTTCATAATGATAATGAGCTTCAGTTAATGCTTGCTTGAATCTATTATTCCAATCATCCAAAGATAATGGGGAAACAGGAAAACAATATATCTGCTCATATTTATCTACAACCACAAATGAGAACTCACATGTGTAATTCAATTTCATAAAGTAACACTTAGCTAGTAGTACATACATAGCTGCTTGCATCCAGTAATTGTAATATTCTACACTCTCTTTGAATTCAGGTATAGTTTTACTAGTAGTCTTAACATCTGCTATCCGGATTACTTTATTAGCATCATCTACAATGACACTATCTAAGATACCCTTGATACCAAATTTATAATCAGCAAGATCACAGGATGTTTCTAACTCTCTATGTACTTTACAGCTATCAAACTCAGTAAGTTCTAAACCTAAGTGTTGTATAACATCTGGGTGTGCTTTAAACTTAGCAACAATCCTAGTACACTTGTCAAATGTGCTCTGATCAATTACAGATTTACCAACACTGTTATTTAAATCACTTAGATAGTCTATTGTAATTGGTGTAATTACTTTAGTTAATCTCTGTTCATCTGTTTTTAGAGTCTGATAAAGATTCTTTTCTACTAGAATGTTTAAGATTTCATCCTGATAGTTAGACAAATCATCACAGTTATGTTCTTTAAATATCTTGTCTACTATATCTTTAAGATTATCTGAAGGAAGTTTACTCTTAGCTACATAAAATTGGTCCCCATATAACTCCGGTTGGAGTAGAAGGCAGTGAATTAATCTGCCCTCTACTAAATGTGCACCAACCGATTCTTCTTTTTGCTGAAGAATATAATGAGTGAAGAACAACTTTGGACTAAACTTTAATTTGCTTAGTGCTGAGTAACTAATGTAATACTTAGTTTTATAAAACTGTTCTATTAACTCTTGTTCTATCATTCTACTATTTTTG